TATATTTCCTTATGATTCAATTGAATATACACAACTTGTATCAATGACAAATCAACCTATATATTTTAAAGATACAATAATGATAAAATGTTCAAATATACGCGACGTTTTTTATTCAATTCTTACGTCATATGATACACTCCCTAAAAGTGTATTTATTAGTTTAGGGGATCCAATTTTTCCTATTGATTTTTATATTCATTCGGAACAATGGGCTTTTGTTGACCGTGTTGTTTCATTCAAGACATTAAAATGCTCACCTCGTATTATTAATTTACAATCGATTGACCTCCACAATATCTTATTAGAGACCGATGAAAGTGAATGGAATTATACGACTGGAACATTATTAGATACGCGACAACTTCCACCACCCAATGAAACAATTCTATTATGGCATAAATTAATAGCTGAACAGTATGATCATTTTTATTTCAGTAGTACACATTCATATATTGTTTCAGGAGATAGAATTCGGTCGAAACCATTGGCATACTATAATAAAATATTTACAATTTTAGATAAATACAATGACCCAAAAATACATTTTATGGTTCAACTTGCGTTATTTTCTATTTTTTTTATCGATGTATAAATATATGTATAAATCATTGTATCAATTCTATTATTACGTGTTGGAACGTGTTGATAAAAAATATGTAGTTTATATTGGTATTGCGTTAATTATATTAATTATTATGAATTTTTCAACGATATTATGGTGGGGTATTTTATTAGGTCTTGTGTATTATGTATATACATTACGTAAGCAACAATTAACAAGTAATGATAGTCGATTAGAAGAAATGTGCCACAAACAGCCAGAATTAGACGTATGTAGAACATACAATCAATCAAAAAAAGCACATAAAACAATAGTTGAAACAATTGAAAGTCGGGTGTTTTAATTCTATTAGTAATCGTCATCTATATCTATAACATTCATTGTTGATTTTGACGTATTACTTTTTTGTGAAACTGCCTCACTTACACCTCCGTATATTGGTAAATCTATATTTTCGTGATATACAAGATATCCTTGAACTTGAGGATAAATTTCACTTCGGATAGCTTGAATGCAATCACGCGGAACAAGGTATCCTCGAAATTTGGTATTGAAATCACCTGAATTTCTTTTAAAAATTCCGCGATACGTATATGTATCTCCTGTGAACAACGCAATATTTTTATACATTTTACATGTGATTACGTGATTATTGCGCGGCATTTTCGGCATTTTTTGTGCACCTCCACCTTCTTCTTTTTTCGTTGATTTAACTTTTTTTGATTCCGTTGTATCATATTTTAATAGAGTTGTAGTTATACCCGTATTGCTACTCATTATCCTATATTATCATAAATACATAATATATTTATTCAATTTTTTATATTGAATAAATATATATTATGTCAAAACCGACTATCGATACATCAACGTTATCGATTATATCGAATAAGAAACTAAGATGTGATAAAACAGGTAGTCGATTTTTAGTATATGTTATTATGTTAATGACAAAAAATGTTCAATTTAGTAATTTAATAATTGATAATATTTATTTGGGAAACTATGTTGATAGTTCAAGTGAAGAATTTATAAAAAATGCTAATATAAACGTTGTAGTAAATTGTACAAAGGATTGTTTATTTTATTTTAATGAACACGAAGTAAAATTCAAATATCGCATTCCAGTAGATGATGACCGACAAGAAAATAGTATGGTCATCATGTTTCGATATTTATCGAATATTGTTGATATTATTCGATATCACGTCATGCGGGGGGACCATATTTATATTCATTGTCATGCAGGGATGCAACGTTCGGCATGTGTTGTAGCGGCGTATTTGATTCGTTATTATAAAATGACACCACAGGAAGCAGTTTATTTCATTCGAAATAAACGTCCTATTGCATTTACACCATTCATTAATTTTCAAAAAAGTTTAGATAATTATTATATAAAAATAAAAAGAGAAAATAATTAGTAAATTATATTATATACTATTATGATTAACTTATAATAGTATATAATAATGGATACACGACCCCCACCATATAATCCATATATGTACAGCAATCCATTGGGACCTCCACAAGCGAATAATAATATTCCTACCGCACCACCTATGGATGATGATGTACATATTAGGTATCCACCGCCAATCCAACAACAATATGTATATCCGTTTCCGTCTCAATATCCACCAACACCATTTAATTATCTTCAAAATGCGGAACAATATAGACGAGATGAAATAGAACGCAGAAGACAACAAGATAAAGATTGCTGTTGTTTCGCAATTTTAGCAACATTATGTTGCTGTTTTGTTAATGCCGAAATATAATAAGAATACAAGAATACAACAAGAATATAAAAAGATTTAATATTAAATGAAATATAGCCAGTTATGACAGATTATTCAAAACAATGGTCAGTTGTTCAAAACAAGAAAAAACGTTCAGAAGATGTAGTATCATCTAATTCTTCGATGATTAGTGAAGAATTTCGCAAAGAATTAATAAAATGCGACATATATACGACAAAATGGTATCATAAAGTTCTAATGGGACAATATTACAAAACAGATGGAACATTGTTTTATGAAGATTCGATTTTAAAACGACTTGCTATTGAATACCAGAAATCAATTCATATTAAAAATATAGATGCTATTATTCTTATTAAAAATGAGTTTATGAATCATCTAACCGAACAAACGTGGATTCATAACTATATGATGGGGCGTGTATATGACGCACAGGGAACACCTTTGAATAAAAGCTCACCAGATATAACTGCTTTGTCAGATGCATATATTCAACTATATGAAAAAATGAAAACTACAACTGAAATCTTATAAACGTGAATCATATTGTGATATATATTTTGTTGTATTATTAAATATGAACTCGCGTGGAATTGTATTGTGCATATCATTAAAATAATAGGGTGTTTGTTGATTAGTCGTTGATGGTAATTTATAACAAGGTGTTGTCAATACATTCCAACGATTAATAATATGAACAACCAATGGATCATGTTTGGCAAGATTGCGACATACATGACACATATTATTTAACATACACGCTGGATTCGGCACTTCATATGGAGCACGTGAATAAGGTCTAGCCAATCCTTTGATAAAACTATCAATATCTATCTTTCGTAAATAACTAAGAGCGTCACCTTTACTAGGGCTCAATGAACCGATTATGCGACAAAAAAAACAGTCACCATCAGGTCGTTTGGGGTCCAAATTCAATTGTAAATTACTTGTTTCTGCGGTAGTTGTCTTCTTTGATGAAGATGCCGAAACTGGTCCAGAAAATTGCGACGTATAATCCTTACTATTACATAAACGCATTTCGGGTCGAGCATCTAAAACGGATGTTAATTGTAATTCGGGAATACATCGGGAATATATCGAATGATTCATAGTGTCGAGTTTTGAATGATTACACGAATTATGACAATACCACATATAGTATAATATATAACTATTGTATATTATATTGTATATTATATTGTATATTATATTATATTTATTTATAGCCGCTGTGTTAAATCACGCAATAATTCATTAGCACGTTCTTCTTTCATACTTAGAATTGTATTCACCGCTTCTAAATATGTTGTTGTATTTGGTTGATTATTACTGTTTTTAATTTGTTCTATCATACTACTAACTAATTGTATTTCATCTTCTGTCCATAATTCGCGAAAAATTGAATACTGTGTTTCAGTTTCAACATCAGTTAATTCCGTCGATTGTAAATGTGCTGTATTATTTATAATACTGATATATAAATCCAAACTGTGTGTTACAACACTGCTTGAATCATTATAGCTACTTTTTAATGTTTGAAGTCCATAAATCGACTGATCAAATATAAGTTTTATGTTTGTTTTTGTTTTATCATATCGTTTGACTGCTTTCATAATAGGATTTAATAGATGATGTAGTTCATACCGTTTATTCCCATATGCCCATCGCCAAAACCCTTGTAAAATTGTCGGTTCTTGAAAATAAATGCGATTTTTATCAATTGCAAGTTTCGTTCCATAGGGTTTATAGCCCAGAATAGCAAGTTTTATCATTGTTGTTAGTGGGTCCAATATTTGCCTGTCTTCTCGAGGAAACGTATTGCGATACGTTTGTATAGAAGCGTATATATTTTTTATTATGTCTAACTGCCCAAGCATTAGAAATTGTTCTTATATATAATAAACACGACAATCTTTATATGAAAATTGCGCATTTATACTATTTAATTTTTGATATATTGTTATAATAATCCTTATAGTGTTTTTGTGGTTATGCCTTTGCTTCAGCACCCTTTAAAGCAAAATATGTTGTTATTATGTTAAAAACGCAAAATAGGTGCTTACACACAACACTGTAATGGTTAATATATTTTCATATATTATTGTATAATATGTCATATAGTGAAATTACAAAATTAAAAAAAAGCGTAAATCCCTTATCTCGAAAATCCAGATATAAATCTCATCGATCGAGAAGACCAAAAAAACGTAATTCTAGCAATTCAAATTATGGAATGGATCGTAAATTACAATATGGAGTTTTTTCATTAATGACATTTAATGTTGAAATATTTTTAAATCTTTATACAATTAAAATGGATGCTAATGTAGTAACATGCGCAATACCAGATAAATTAAAAATTAAAAATTTTAAAAAATTATTTGATAATATTGATATAGCTTGCATTCAGGAAATAGCAATTGATCAACCAAATTACACGTTTAATTCAATTGACACTGATACAAATAAATCAATACAAATATCACCATTGGATCCAATTGAAAACAATATATTTAAAAAAAAATCAGTTTGTCAATCACATCCACTGACTTGGCAAAAATCAATGTATATATATGGAGAACCAAGTTATTTAGCTAATGCTATTTATGTGAAGGATAGTATAATATGTTCTACTGATAAATCAGATATAATTAATACTAAAGGATTAAATAGATGTTATACTTCATTGGAAGTAATGATAAATGATAAACCTATTAAAATAGCAAATGTTCATTTGATTGGAGGTAGATTTGATGATATCGCTGCGATCGAGGATGACGCATATTCATATGAAAAATTAAATCAATTACAGAAAGTAATGGAAATAGACCCAGACATAATATGTGGTGATTTCAATACTAAATTAAATAAAGACGATCAAACAGAGTCATATTTTAATATGCTAATGTCAATTGGTGATAACACTTATATGACTGAATTGGATATACAAAAATATAAAGAACGATGGGATAGATGGATTTACATAGATTCTATAAATAATTATTTAGAAGAATTGGGATATGAGTCGGTATATAAAAATGGAACTAGTATTTCTGATACGAATTCATATGGTGGTATTGTAGATATGATTTATTATAAAAAAAATAAATTAAATTTAATACCAAATTCTGTTGAAATTGTTGGCAATGATGAGACATCCGTTATGATTCAAAATTCTAGAGTATCTCAACAACGTTATACACCTATTTTGAGTGACCATTTCCCCATTAAAGCTGAATTTCAAGTTTTATAGCTAAAACGATATATATTGTAAATGAAACAAGTTTTTAATATTATTATTTCGGGAGACTCACAATATATAGAATTTGTCTTCTAATGGTAGCGTATGATTTATGTTGTTTAATAGATTTTCTAACTAATAAGTGATTACGTTGTAAAGTGAAAATATGAATATAATTTTTATTTTACCACATAATTTATATTTGTGTTAATTTTACATTATAGAGCAAGGTGTTGGTGCTTCATTTATATAAACATCGTGTATATCATTATTATTTATGACAATTACGTCATCATATAATATTTCTTTATTTGTTTCATCTTCTTGTGAAATCGGTGTTACATCTTTATTTTGTTCATCTTCTTGTGAAATCGGTGTTACATCTTTATTTTGTTCAGATGCAATTTGTAAATATGAAATGACTTCAGTTACGGCGTGTTTAATAGCATAACCAGCTTCAATAACATCTTTATCATTTAAAAATTCATCAATTTCTTTTTTAGCATCTTCATTAAAGAATGATTTCAATTCATTGATAATATCATCTGTAAAAAAAGAATACGTTTCTTCAATAGTTTCATCTATTTTGACAGAATTAGGTTGTTCGAAGATATTTTGCTTACTCTTATCGTGTTCGTCTTGTATGTCTTGTATGTCTTGACGGATATCGGTTTTATTATAGCATTCTTCATATTTTATATTAGAATAGTTATTTTGTGTTTCGTGTGTTTCGTGTGTTTCTTGTGTTTCGTGTGTTTCTTGTGTTTCGTGTGTTTCTTGTGTTTCGTGTGTTTCTTGTGTTTCGTGTGTTTCTTGTGTTTCTTGTGTTTCTTGTGTTTCT